CCCCCAGTGGGTCCCGTGAAACGCGCATCTTGAACCGTGGGGGTGTATAAAAAATATATACATGGCTGGTAAAAAGAAAATAAAAGAGGCTTCGGGGCACGGTGGGGCCCGTAAGGGGTCTGGGCCACCCAAAAAGAGTCGTAATTTTTCGCTTGGGGTAAAGGAAAGGGTTCGTAACGCAGCGGAAAAACTTGAAAAAGAGTTTGGGTACGGTATTGAAGAGTGTATTTTGCGACTTCTTTATGATGATAAGTTTCACCCTACTGCGAAGTCGGGTATAGCAAAATGGTATGCTGACGTTTTGGTAATACGGGAGAGTGAGAGTACAACGACGCACAAGGATGAAAGAAAGCCGGAGATTTATTTGCCCAAGAAAAAGAATGATCCTGCTAAAATAATATCAATAAATGGAGGCAAGAAGGATGCATCCGAATCTGAATAAGCGGCAAGCGCAAGAGCTTTTAGAAAAGGGTGAGAAAATAGGGAAATTGTTGGGTCTTGATAGGGTTGCGACATTTAACATGGCGTGGAAAGAACCGCGCCTGGATCTCCCCGGGGGTGGTGAGTGTTATCCCCTAATTGACGTTTTGGAAAAGCTGGCTGAAAAGGTTAGCGCCCCGAAGAAAAGTGGAGGACGTTCCAAAAAAGTTAAACCAGTTCGTGAGACAGGGACGAACGAGGCCTAATGTGGAAACCGTTTCCAGGCCCACAGGAGAATTTTTGTTCCCGCGGGGAATACGAGGTGTTGTTTGGCGGGGCGGCTGGTCCTGGGAAGACAGATTGTTTGATAATGGTTGCGCTGGGCGGGATCGACCACGGGGATTACAGGGCGGTCATATTCCGGCGCACCTTTCCACAGCTGCAGGAGATTATCGATCGTTGCTGGAAATGGTATCCTAAGCTTGGAGGAGAATACCGTGCGACTGAGCATCGTTGGTGGTTTCCTTCCGGGGCTAAAATTGGCTTGTCTCACTTACAGCACGAAGATGACAAGTACAACCACCAAGGTCGTGAGTATCATTTTGCCGGTTTCGATGAACTAACACAGTTTACGCAGACGCAGTATACATATATTTTGTCGCGGGTTAGAAGTGTTAACCCGGACATCCCGGTAGAGATAAGGGCAACAACCAACCCGGGTGGAATTGGGCATGTATGGTGCAAGGAAAGATTTGTTGATGTGGCCAAACCCGGAAGGGCGTATATTGATCCCGATACGGGTCAATCCCGGGTGTTTATTCCGGCAAAGGTGACCGATAATCCTGCATTAATGGAGACCGACCCCCATTATGTGAAACGATTAGAAGCGTTGCCGGAAATAGAGAAAAAAAGACTTTTATATGGTGATTGGGAGACATTCGCCGGTCAGGTCTTTGGCAATTTGAGTCCGAAGGTTCATGGGGTTGAGCCGTTTGATCTTCCTCTTGAATGGAAATATTTCGGTGCGTTTGATTGGGGTTATGCGAAGCCTTGGTGTTATTTGGTGTTTGCAGTAGATTTTGACGAGGTTATTTATCTTGTCAAAGAGGTTTACGGTCACAAAGAGGGTGAGTCTGATGTTGGCTTGCGGCAGACAAACACCGAAATTTGCCGGGAGATTATGAAGGCGGAGGACGAACTCAGGGTAAAAATTGATTATCGCGTTGCGGATCCAGCTTGTTGGGCACCAACAAAGCTAAAGGGTTCAAACAAGCATTTCGGGCCGTCTTTTACTGAAGACGCTTCTCGGGAGGGTTTGTTTTTTATGCAGGCAGACAACGACAGGTTGCGGGGAAAGCAACAATGCCATCAGCGTTTTCAGATAGTGGAAGAAACGAATTCCCAGACAGGAGAAGTCGAGGCAGAGTATCCCCGCTTTGTCGCTTTTAATAATTGCAAAAATTGGTGGCGCACAATGGTCAACTTGCGGGAAAGTCCAAAGCGGCCCGAAGATGTTGATACGGATCAAGAGGATCATATGTATGACACTACAAGGTATGCGTTTATGAGCCGTCCGATTATTCCGAAGAAACACGATCCTATTCCACAAGGGACGTTTCAGGCGGAGCGCCGGCGGTATATACGGGCTAAGAAATATTCACAGCGTTACGGGGTTAGCCTGGAAGCTGCTTACAATAGGGTTAGATAATGCCGAGAATTTCACAATCATCTGTTGAAAACCAAAGGGTTTGGGAAGAAAAAATCTTGCGTGCAAAAAAGGTTCGGGGGAACTGGAAGGATCTTTTCCGCGTGCAGCTTGCTTTAAATTATTTGGACGGTAAACAACGTCCCCCGGGGTATACTGAGGGGGATTGGATAACTATTAATTCAGTTTATTCAAACTTAAAAAGTCAATTGCCGAGTCTTTACAGTGCGGATCCATATTTTTATGTAAAATTAAGGCGGTCTTATAATCCCCATCCGATGGCAATAGGTTTATATGAGCAGAAGGCAAAAATACGGCAATCGATGCTTAATTATCTTAAAGAGGAGTTAAGCCTAAAGAAAAAGGCAAGATTGTCGATTCAGGATGCGCATTTTTCGTATGGTGTAATTAAAGTTCACCATACTTCGGATATTGTGGAAAATCCTGATGCCGGCCAACCAATATATGCAGATGACAATGAAACGCCGCTTGTTAACGATGCCGGCGACCCGCTTTTGGAACCAGAAACCATCCCGATTAATTCTAGATATAAAATAACACGCATTCATCCAGACGATTTTGTTTGGGGAGAGGATGCGGGGCCCCTGGAAGATGATTGGGATTGGGTTGCGCAGTGCATAAGAGAACCCTATGCAGATGTAAAGAAAAATCGTTTGTTTAGCAGGGCTGCGATTAAAAAACTTGAAGGCAAGGGTGAGGAAAAAGACGATGAGCGCAAAGATAGGGAGGAAAGGAAAAAGGGTTCGGACGTTAAGGGCCGGGGCGGTGACGGGAAAAAGCGGCCTGCGAGAAAAATAGAACCGGAAATTGTCGTTAGGTGGGAAATTTACAACATTCGCAAGGGGACGTGGTTGGTAATTGCTGAAAATGGCGAAATTCCGCTTTTGGATGAGGGCCCGATTCCTGCGGGTATAGAAAAACACCCGTTTTCAATTTTAAGATTTACATTGAGAGACGATTCTCCCTATCCGATACCGCCGATGTCTCAAGGGCTTGACCCCAGTCGTGAATATAATATGGCCCGGTCGGATATAATGAGGCACCGTAAAAGATTTAACCGTAAATATGAGGTTTTTGAGCAATTAATTGATGAAGACGCCTTGGGTGATTTGGAAAATGGCGATGACGGTGCGATTATTAAAAATCGTGGTCAGACCATAGGTATTCATCCGGTAAAAGATGCGCCGCTTGACCAGATGAGATATCAGGAGTTGGGATATCTCAAGATGGAAATGAACGAATTGTATGGTCAGAACACACCCGAAAATTTAGGTCTGGCGAAATCTGAAACCGCGACCCAGGCAGGGATACTTGACAAGCGTCTCGAGATGAAAGAGGGCGATGCGATGAGCATGGTTATCGATTTTGCCAAAGACATTGCGCGAAAATTAGACATGCTTGTTCAGGCGAACATTGAAAGGGACGAAGCGGTAAGGGTAGTAGGCCCACAGGGGGAATTTTGGGAACTTGTGAGGGCGTCTGATTATGAGGAAATTGCCGGTGAGTTTGAGTATGGTGTAAATGTCGGCGCGACCATACCGAGAATGCCGCAGATGGAACGGGCTAGCTGGCAAGCATTTTTGAATCTTTTAGCGAATTTTCCACAATTGATGCTTAGTAAGCGGTTGATGAAAAACATGGCGGAGCAACACCATATTGAGGATGAGGCCATGTTGGAGGAGTTGTTAAAAATAGCGAAACAAATGATGAGTGGGGCAATTCCTGCACCGGGCAATGTTGGCAGCCAGCCGGGGGTTGGGGAAAACAGACCTGTATCCGCGATTGGTGGTCAGGCTGGCGGAATGACACCATGAAATGGTTAAATGCGTCAATAAGAGAAGAGATAAGGGGTATTGCGAACAATACGAATTTGTCCACCGCTGAAAAATGTATTGATTTTGCAAAAGAGGCGTTTGAATCGGGCAAAAAGGACGAATACGAATATTGGCTTGCCTTGGCGGGTGTTTATTGCAAGCTGATTATAGCAAGAAAAATAGATGATAATTAAAAATGGGGTAATAAGGTCGTGCGCAAAGGGCATGGGCCGAAAGACAGGGAAAAAAGATGATTCTTCCATTCGCAAAACCCCCAGAAAATAAATGGGTTAGGGCGCAATGTGTAATTCCCGATTTATTTTCGGTTACAGATGATCAGTGGCCGAGTGAATTTAGGGTTGTGCCACGCGAGGGGGATTTTGTTGAATCGAGTGCGGGGAGAACCAAAAAAATAACAAGGGTTATTCACAGGTTTGACGATGGGCAGCCGGTTATTCAGTTAGAACTTGGGGATGACAAAACAAGGGTGACACCGATGAGTGGTGGCGCACCGATATCAGCATAATGTGGCGGCTATACGATTTTCAATGCACGAATTGTAATTACAAATTTGAACGTATCGTTCGGGATGGTGAAAAACCAGCGTGTCCGTTATGCCATCAGGAGTCTAGACGAATACCAAACGGTTTTAACATAAATATGGGTGTTGGGGCTTATGGTTATTATGATGATCAGTTGGAAATGGGTATATCTACAAACAGGCAAAAACGAGAAGTTATGAGACAGAAGGGGGTTACGCCGAAGGGAGCGACCCCAAAACCGGACGGAGATGCCTGGGTTTGAAGGGCGGTGTTGCCATAATCGGTCACGGGCCCTCAATGAGGGGCGCGGGGTATGGGAAGTACATAGATGACTATCGAATAGTCATCAGATTTCCATATCTTAAAGATTGGCAGATACCGATAGACTATGGGAAAAGGACAACTTATTGGTTTTCCAATATAAACCGATTAAACAAAAGAATTAGGCGGGAATTGCCCGAAGAGGGTTATTATCTTTGGGCGAAAAATGGCAACCCGATCGGTGATGAGTATAAGTTTTTAATAAGTAAGTTTGGCGGCCAGGAAATTACGGAACAGGTTAAGTTTTGGCAGGGGCGCTATTTAAAAGATGCCGCACATCCTTATTTTAGCCATGGTGGGGTTGCGATTATTGCGGCGATTTCGTTTTTTAATCTTCCGGTTACGGCGTTTGGGTGTGATTCGATACGCGATTCTTTAAAGGAAACAAAATATTATGTCGGTTCGGCCATTTGGGAAAATCGGCAATTTAAAGACAGTTCACACGATTATCAAGCGGAACACAAGATAACAACCGAATTTGCAACAAAAAATAAAGTAGAGTTAAGGTTTATATGAGGGGTAGGGTATGCTTGAACCAGATGAGCTTGCGAGATTGCTTTCGAGGCTAAAAAACAAAGCCCCGGAAATGTATAGACACCTGATAGGGATGATTAAGGCTGCGCTGGTAATAGCGCAAAAGTTATAGTTCTTTGACAATTTAGATTAAATTTTACAGACACGCAGAATGCCTCTCTGGAAACAGGGAGGTATTTTTTATGGAAGAGGTCACAGAAGGAACTGAAACAACTGAAGGACAAGCCGCCGAAGGAACTCAGGGCGCTGAGACAACCGAAGGGGCACCCGGAGGGAGTGAAGGACAACCTGCTGCTGAGACAACCATGCAAGGAACTCAGGAACAGACTTTCTTCGATCCGAAACAGGTGCCAGACGATTTGCTGCCGGCCTACAAGAACATGCAGCGGGCATTTTCCAAGAAAATGGAATCATTAACTGCGGATAAGCAGAAAATCGAGGCATACGATGCGTTTAACGCGGATCCAGTAACAAGTCTCCAGCGTTATGCCAAGCAATACGGTTACAACCTCACCCGGGCAGAAGCGGAGCAACAGATTCAGCAACAAGGCGAGGATTGGCAACCGCAAAGCTGGGACGATGTTATGTCGAGGGCCACGCAAGTGGCCGAGCAAAATTTAATGCAAAAGTTTGGTCCGGTTTTACAGGAGGTCCAGGCAATCAAAAAAACGAGCATTGAAAGGGAGTTGAGCGAAATTGACCCGACATGGCAGCAGTATGAGGGTGATATGAGGCGGTTAATGGAGATGCATCCCACGCTGGCTAACGATGCGGCGTTGCTTTACAAAATGGCGGTTCCCGAGGGGGTTTTGGAGTCTCGGGCAACCCAGGCGGCTCTTGCAAAGTTGGACGCGAAGGGAAAATCGGCACAAGTTTCGGGTGGATCTACAACAACGAAACAGCCCAAGGGGGGACTGCCTGACAAGCCGGTTTCTTTTGATGATGCGGTTAAGGCCGCAAAAAAGAAGTTGGCGGAGGACGGGATTGCCCCACTGGGTGGCTAGGAGTAAAACATGGCGACAATAGGTGATTCAAATTCTCCTTCAACCAATACTGTATATTATGATGCGTTGCTTTCGACAACGCTGAACGCATATAGAAAAACCTTATATGATAATATTTTTAAGGATTCTGCGTTTTTGGCGTTTCTTCGTATGAGCGATGCCATCAGAAAGCAGGACGGCGGGGAGAGAATACAGGTGCCGTTGATGTATGCTGACAATTCGACGGTTAAAACCCACGGTGGGTATTCCACGTTGGATACCACACCACAAGAAGGTATTACGTCTGCGTTTTATGAGTGGGCGGAAGTGGCCGGTACGATTTCTATTTCGAGGAAAGAAGAAAGGCAAAACTCTGGTGAGGGGCGTCTTTTGAATCTTCTGGAAGCAAAAATCAAACAGGCCGAGATGACGATGCGCGAAAAACTGAATAACGACCTTGTTTTGGGTACGATTTCAAGTAGCACGTTTGTTCAGGACACCGCAGAGGATGGTAGTTATGGATTGAACCCTTTGGGGTATTTTTTGCGTAAGGAGAAAGCGACGGATCCGACCACAACGAGCGTGGGCAATATTAGTGGTTCAAGTTATTCGTGGTGGAGACACCGGGTTGGCGTTTTGGGTTCAAATGCTGGCAGTGTTTCAAATGAAGACTTTTCGTTGAGCAGTGACAGCTATGGTGATTTTAACGTAGCGATGCGCAGAATGTATAATTACTGTGCGCGTGGAACGGGCGGAGCCCCTGATTTGGTTGTTGCCGATCAGGTGACATTTGAAACGTATGAGAACAGCCTGCAGACTGCTGTTAGATACATGAACACAAAGATGGCGGATTTGGGTTTTGATACGATTAAACTTCGGGGTGCAACGTGTATTTGGGATGAAAAGGTTCCCGATGTTTACAGCGGTTCATCTACAATGACCTATGGAACTGCGTTTTTCCTTAACACGAAGTTCTATGAGTTGTTTATTGATTCACAAACGGATGTGATTACAACGCCCTTTGTGGAACCGGAAAACCAGACGGCGAAAACCGCGAAGATTTTATTTATGGGTAATGCTGGTGTATCGAACATGAGGAAGCATGGTGTTGCAATTGATATTTCTCAGTCAATTGTAGCGTAGTAAATCTTTAACAAAACGGCAAGGGTAGGGGTTGCGTCAGTAACAAAAGGAGATTGTTTTAATGTTATTCAAAAGAATTTCAAGAAGTGATCCCGAAAGGGTATTTATTGTTTGCAGTAATGGCTATACCACGGCATCGCTGACCAATGGCCAGCCGGTAATGTGGGATCTTTCCGACGCTGATGGTGTTAGTGTAACCAAACCCGGAACCGCTTTTAAGAGAATGGCTAATTTTGCCGGCGTTGCATCCGAAACGATTGCTGCCGGTGAATATGGTTTGGTTCAGGTTTACGGGTATCACAGTGCCGTTATCGTTGATTCTTCAACGACCGCTGATATTTGGACGGGTTGCCCGTTGTTTATGTCGGCCAATGCGTTCAACCTGGAAGGCCCGTATTTGGCATCAGGTACGACCGACGAGCTTTATGTTGAGCATCGTCCGGTTGCGGTGGCCTTGGAGGCTTATGGTTCTGTTGGGACCACGGGTACGATCAAGGCTGTTATTTACGCAATGTAGAACCGAAGGGGGCTTCGGCCCCCTCATAAAAGGAGATAGGGATGGCAATAGATTATCAGGGACGGGATTTTAATGATCCGATAGTCAGGTGTGAGCAGTGTGCTAAGATTACGCACCGTGCGTATATAAAGAAATATGCAGGGTGTGTAAATTGCGGAAACAAGCGGTTTAAGAATGTCCGTGGTCTTGAAGAGGACGAATATTACGGTTTGAAAAACGGCACCCTGAAAATAGGCTTGGATATTCCATATAAGATTGACCCTAATTTTTTAAAACAGTTTGAAGAAGCGGAGGACATAAAGGATGAGTAGGATAGGGATAGGGATTCCACTCTTTCAGTCGCTTCAGCCGCAAGTCGCATTTGATTATATGCGGATGATGTACCACTTTGGCCGGCGCTATCAGGAACATGAGTTTTTTCTTATCGCAAGAACGAAATCCGAACAGTTTCGGGCGAGAAATGCCATAGTTGAGACTGCTCTAAGAACTGGCATGGATTATCTTCTTTTTTTAGATGATGATCATGTTTTCAGTTGGCAGGAAACCTGTGAGCATTCGCAATACGATTTTTTGAAGAAACTTCTGGATCACAAAAAGCCGATTGTCGGGTGTCTTTATTATCATCGTGCGGGTGATTACCGTCCGGTTTTGATGAAAAAGACCGGGGAACATCAGTACACGTTTTTGACAGATGACGAGATTACGGGTGGTTTGCAGGAAGTTGATGTTCAGGGTGGTGGGGTGATGCTTATTGACATGAAGATTTTTAATAAGATAACACCACCGTATTTTGAGCCCGAGCAGCAGAGTGTTGGTAAAAATCTCGGAACGGACATTCAGCTTTGTAAAAAGGCGAAGGCGGAGGGTTTTTCTGTGTGGTGTGACACGAGTATTGTTGTGGGGCACTTAAAACAGGAAAATGAAGTTGTTACCCATTTAAACAGGTCTTCTTTTATTGCCGATAACATTATGAAGGGTCACATTGCCGATGATTGGATGGCCGAAAACTGGCTGAAGGATTACCGGGAAGATGTGCTTGAATATACCGGCCTTACGGTAGACAAGATTGTTGAGGGGGCCTTTAGGTATGATGATATTAGTGCGAAAGAGTTTTCCAAAGAAGGGGATTTAGAGGAGTATTATCGGTCTCGTGGTGTTTCGCAAATCTGCCGGCAGATGTATTATCACTCCAAAAAAAATGTTGCCTGGGAGGGTTTGATAATTTTAAAGCAGTTTCGGCAGGGTGTTCGGGCGTATGGGCTTGATTTCGGATGCGGAACGGCACCGATTGGTTTTGAGTTGTTGAAGATGGGCCATCGTATGGACTTTGTTGATGTTGAGGGTGCTGCTGGTTATGAGTTTTTAAAATGGCGGGTCAATAAAGACGGTTATCATCACAGGGTTGGGTGGAAAATAGAGGGCCCCTACGATTTTGTTTTATTTTTAGATGTAATTGAACATCTGGGAGATTGGGAAGCAATTCTTGATAATGCTATCGGAAGGATGAAAGAAAAATCCGTTTTAATAACAAATTTTTTTAAAAACATGGATTTTAGAAATCCAGAACACATATCAATGAACCATGCAGCTGTGAGGGATTTTTTATTGAGTAGAAGCGTATTTCCCAAAAGTGACATGATCTGGATGAAGGACGACAATTATATGGGTGGGGCCATGAACGTAAAAACAGAAAGGAAGAAAAAGAAATGAGTATTTTAAGAAGGGACGTCCTGTATACTAAAAAGCGCAGGGGAAAGGGCGACCTGAGTCTTGTCAATTTTATCGGGTGGGCGATGACCACCACAACCCTCGGAACGATGGTGGAGCCGTTTCAGGTAAATACCAGGGAGTTGCCGACAACGAGTTTTGTTGATTTTGACTTGTCGGATCCGATGACCCGGGTTGATAATCTTGTTAATATCGGGGTTGGCAAGGAGAACACAGTTCTTTCTCATGGCGAGGACAACCCACCCATTCATGGCGGGGATGTGCAGACAAGGGTATTTCGGAAAACCGGCAATTTTGATTCTGCTGGAAGATAATTTTATGGGGGTGTGAAGCACTTAATTTGCGCAGCCCTATCCTGCGTGAGCCCCCGCTCAAATTATGAGAAAACACGAACCGGTACATCCGAATGTCATGAAAAAGCAGTTTGGCGAAAACACAATTTGTCAGACATTGCGGGATATTTATAATATGACAGACGATCCTGATATTCAGTTTCGGTTAAGGGTGGCGGTTTCGATGGCAAAGGCTATGACCAAAAAATTAAGGGAATACAAAGCCGATTGGTCAAAGGGGTTCTGGGATGAACGTACTTGAAACCAGGGTTTTAGAATTAATCGGTGAAGACACAGAATCTCCCGATGTGTTCACCGACGATTCTACCGGAATGGCACAGATAAGGGATTCCCTTAATGATGCGATTGAAGAAGTTTGTATGGTTACGGGTTGCCACCGTAGGCGTTATATAATCCCGGTTCAAAGCGGTAAGAACTTCTATCAGATTACAGATGATCGTGGATATTTTGCATGGCCGGTTAGTGTTTGGCTTACCGATATTAAGTGGCGATTAAAAATGGTAGATATTAAATATCTGCTTAATTTAAACTACCGCTGGATGTACGATACCGGAACTCCGGAAAGATATTTTCTTGTTGGGACTAACAAAATGGGTATTCACCCATTACCCGGAAGTGATTCGTATTCTTTGGAAATTGATGCAGTGGCAATTCCAGACAGGTACACGTTGGATTCTGACAGAATAAGTGTCCGAGACGAACACCAATGGGCGATTGTGAATTATGCGGTAAGTGAATATTGGGCAAGTGTGGGGGATGCAAAATCCGCAACAGATTATTTTATGAGATATTTAAAAAAACTGGGCCTTATAGATTTGTACCCCGAAACACACGAAAGGCAATGGGCGCATAAACCAGATGAATTGGTCGAGCCATAAAACACGGGTAAGGCGGTTTTTAAGAGACCCGGACAGCAGGATATGGGCGGATGCTTTTTTGTTGCGTCTTTTTAACGACGAGCAAAACGACCTTCAAAATGAAATCGGCCAGGTGGAAGATGTACGGGTTGTTATGATTCCATCAAGGATGCAGAGTTGTTACCTGTATAATTGGGAGTGGCCGCATAACGACAATGCAAACGGTGAGACTTTCCAACCTGGATATTATAATGACACAAACACCTATGTTTGCACGAATATTTGGGAACATGAACACCTTGACGATTTAACACCGACAACGAGTTCCTATGGTGAGTTTTATACACAACCCTGGGAGGTGTGGGAGATTTCCACCCCCTGTGAACCACCCCCGGTGCCGTTTCCGAATGGTTTTTACAGGGCGAAGTTTGTTGCGTGGGACAGAAAACCAATAGAACCAACCACAAGAAAAGAACTTCAGGATAGGGACAGGACATGGAAAACCCGCCAGGGAGATCCGATGTTTTATTATCGGGACGAGGAATTATCGAACAAACACTTTTTATATCCCCTGCCGAGTTCTGTAACATGGAGTGATTACAGGTTGTGGACAGACCTTGTTGTAAATGGCGGGTTTGATGATTCTGGTACATGGTCGTTGGGGACGGGCTGGTCTATAAGCAGTGGGGTGGCGAGTAGTGACGGTTCTCAGTCGGCTAATTCTAATTTGACGCAATCGGCAATATTGACGGATGCGGTTTTGTACTGGACACGCTACACCGTGTCTGGGCGTACTGCCGGCACAATAACAATTAGTGTGGGTTCAGCTGGCGCGGGAACGGCACGATCTGCCGATGGGACTTATACCGAATACATAAAGTGTTCGGGAAGTACGGATTTGTTACTAACAGCGAATAAAGACTTCGTTGGTAATGTCGATAATGTTGAAGTTCGAGCTGTCACGTTGGGCGTGACATCGATTGACACAGACCCCGACGAGGCGGCGTATTCGACCACGGCCCTTGATGTGGACGATAATCTGATAGTGATTTTTGATAAAAACACCACCGATCTTTCGGCAGATACTGATTCATCTGCTTTCGCTACATTTCTACACAAATACATAGAAAAGGGCGTTATTGCCCGGGCCTATGGTGGGAATACTGACGGCAGAATACCGTCTCTTTCGGAATACTGGCAGATGCGAAAAGAAGTTGGGGTAAGGGCAATAAAGAGATATCTTGCAAAAAGGATGTCAGATAGGGATTACAGATTGCAACCACGAAACCCGATGGTGTCCAGGTCAAGAAGACACCCTAGACTTCCATCGACATATCCGAGTACATATCCATGATTGGCAATTATAATAATAATGAGGCGGTATTTGGCAATTGGAATAAAGGCATGGGTTTTATGGATTATTTGCTTGAACAGCAAAGACTAAATTCTATCATGCAAAACGATTTTGTGATGCAGCAAAACATGGCTGCGCAAGGAAAGAAACGGGGTTCAGGCGGTGGTATTGATGGTGATTTTGCATCAATGTTGGCAACTATGGCAATTAAAATTTTACCGATGTTGCTCGTATGATAATATTTAAACCACTTGGGACATTGGATGTTGCGACAGACCCATCTGACCTTCCTGACGATGGAATGAAGCGGTGTAAGAACTTGCGCCTTGACGAGAAGGGTGTTTTAAAACTTCGGGATGGGTCTTTTAAAATAAACACAACGGCTCTTGTTGGGACGATGGATTTTGTTATTGAGCAAGGGGGCCACAGATATATATTGGGTGGCAAATATATTTACAGGGATGAAACACAAATTGCGGAAGGTGTTCAGTGTTCAACCCCTGAGTTTTCTCCCGATGGCGGTTCGTATGGTAGCGCACAGACTGTAACGATAACCTGTGACACGGTTGGGGCGGATATTTATTACACCCTTGATGGCAGCACACCAACAGAAGCGGATTTTAAATACGCTTCTGCAATAACCGTGCCACTTCTCACAACACTAAAAGCGGTTGCGGTTCGAGATGGGTTTTTAGATTCAGAAATAAAGTCTTCGTATTATACTGCTACAAAGATAGATTTTGTGACAGAAACGGATTCAGACAATATGTGGACAGAAACAGATAACAGCGATTTTATAGGGGAAGGTACATCATGACAGATGTAGCGTTTTCGGATTTAACAGAGTTAACAAGTCTTGCTGCAGATGATTTATTTTGCGTGACGGACGATAGCGAAAGTTCGTCTGAGAAAAGTAAGAAGGTCGAATGGGAAACCATAAGGGACGACCTGATTATAACGGGGCAATTTTTAAGGCCGCAATTTTCGTGGAAAGATGCTGATGAGTTGTATATCGGGGCAGGGTTTTATGACGTGGCTGGCAAATATGCGGGTTGGACTTCTAAATTAACAAAGTCAATTGGGTCGTTAAGCGCAAGCACTAAATACTATGTATATCTTGATGAGTCTGGGATTACTTCGGGAACGGCGATTACAGCATCGGAGATTGCGATATCTTCCACTGCGCCCAGTTATTCGCAAACTTATCGCGGTTGGTATAATAGTGCTGATAGGTGTATTTTCGGGTTTAGAACGGATGGTTCGTCGCAATTACCTGAGTTTTATCATTCGGGTGAGATAGTCCATTTTGCTGATCATGCTTCGCTTTATTCCAATTCACCGACATCGCAAACGTGGACTGATGTAACGTGTATTTCACCGGCATTTTCAACAAAGGCGATTGTAGTTATTACGGGTGCTAATGCGAACCCCAGAACGTTAAACTGGAGAACAAACGGTCAAACGGGTACAACGGGGCACAGGGTATTGGAAACTGCTTCGGGTTCAACGTATGATTCGGCTTCTGTTATAGTTGATACGGATAGTTCACAGAAATTTGAAATATATGCCAGTGGTGCCGATACGGTTACAGACGTTTGGCAAAGTGGGTGGTTTTTCCCTGTGGGGATGTAAATGGGTTGGTCGGCAGTATTATATAGTCCTTATAATTCGACAACAGAGTCGATCTTTGCGCTAAACGGAACGTATCGCAAAAGGATAGATGGCAGTGAGACGTGGGAGTGGGGTATTGATGCTCCTACCGTAAGGCCGATAATTGTAGCGGGAAGCTCAACAGGGCTAACTGGTGATTATGATGTTAAGTACACATATTGTCGAAAAGAACGGGCAACGGTTGTATGCGAATCAAACCCGAGCAACGGGGCGTCTGCGGTGGTTGCACTTGCTAACGAGTCGTTAAAGGTGACAGTAGAGGAGCCGCCGGACGGCCAGATAAATGCAATTCGGTTTTACCGAACCGCTGCTGGCGGATCGACGTATTCTCTCGACGCTTATGAATTAAATTATTGCAACAGGGATTATTCAGCGTGTTTTGATTGGGAAGCTGACGGCGGGTATATAACCGGAGTGGCATACCGCCCGACGATAGAAAATACTATTGATAACACTGAGGATATGTATTCGTGGGAGATTTATAGAAACCAGTATGCCGGGACCGATTACGCGACACATCCCACATCGGCTGCCGAGTCTTATATTGATCTTGATATAGATACAGACACGGCAGATGCTTCTTTGGGGACAACGGTAGCAACGGATCATAACCGCCCCCCGATTGGCAGTTATGTAGCGGGGCCGTCTTTTAACGGTACGGTTTTTGTGATCAAGGATAATAAGCTGTATTTTTCCAAAACAAAGCAACCCGAGTATTTCCCAGCCACTTATTATGTTGATGTGAGCTCGGTTCAGTATGGTGGGCAGTGTGTGGTCCTGTATGACAAGCAGCCATATTATTTAACTAAAAATAAAATATTTTATATTTATGGATCATCTGCTACGGATTTTATTCCCAAGGACATGGCGGCCAAGACCGGCACCCAATCTCAAAACGGGGCACTTGCTGTTGAGGGATATGGAATATTTCATGTGGGGTCTGATGGGGTTTATTTATTCCTTCCTTCGACGGATTATAAATATGGTAAGGACGAAAAAATAAGTTCTCCGTTTGACCCGGTTTTTAAGGGTGAGAGTGTTGGCGGGGTCGCTGCGGCTGGCGACTTGTCTACTTCCTGGTTGTGTTATTGGGAAAATAAAGTTTATTTCGGGTATGCGGGCGAGAACGATACCTATCCATCTAATATTATTGTTTATTATATGGACGAACAGCGGGCCAGTTATTTTACCCGGGGTGAGGAAATCCACGCTGTTGGTGTTGACCATTATAACAATAGAATGGTTGCGGTGGATGAAAACGGATATGCGTGGATAATAGAACACCGAAACTCAACAACAGACCATAACACGGCGATTACATGGGAAGTGGAAGGTAAGGATTTTACATTGCAGACCAGGAGGCACTTCCCGAGATGGGCGAAATATGATGTTGATGCGTCATCTGCGGATTCTGCTAATGGGTATGTTTTATTAGACGGGGAGATCCACCAAACACATTCTTTAACTGCAGCGAGGAAAACAAAAAGGCGTTTGATAACACCCGGAAACGGGCGAAGGCTTTCGCACAGAATAAGTGGGTCCGGGCCAATAGAGATAAGGATGGTAGAGAGCGAATGAATATAATACCGTATGTGAAAAGTGGTGGGGGCTATTCCATGCCGGATGATGTGATGAGAAAAATTTGGCGCATTATGGTGCATTACGGTTTGGATAAGACTGTATTTTATACTGGGAACATGAACGAAGACAAGTTTTTGGGGTTTGTGAAAAAGGAAAGCAATGTTGTTCATACTATATGGGAAGAAAACGGAATAAGTATGATCGCATGGTTGAACGGTTTTGGGTCTAATTATGCATTCGGGCATTTTTGTTGTTTTCCTAAAACGTGGGGCAAAAATTCAGTGGTTCTCGGTAGAAAATGTCTGGAATATTGGTTTAGTTTTAAGCGGGGTGATGAGTCTATTTTAGATGTTATTTTGGGTTTCACTCCCGCTAACAATAAAAAAGCAGTTGGGTTTTTAAAAAAGGTGGGGCTTACAGTAATGGGGACTATCCCCCATATTAAATGCGGGTTGGGTGATACGGGGATGGTTTTTAGTTATGTGACAAGAGAGGGTTACAATGGGCGATAAGGGCAGTGACAACGACGCCGCAAAGGATGCGGGCAAGATTGCAAAAAGGTTGTGGAGCCAAACAAATCCGGCGAGAGAGTCTATTTTAGATCGTGGGACAGAGTTTCTGCGGGGTGGGTTCGATCCCGCGTCAAGTCCTGTGTGGGATCCGACCAAGCAGGTTCTTGAAAGTCAGTACCAGAACGCAAGACAAAACGCAATAGCGAACATGCCAACGGGCGGGGCGTTGCAGGATGTTCTTGCAAACATAGAAATGGGTCGTGCAAATCAGATAGGGCAACTGGGTGCGGATATTTCTATGGATGAATACAATAAGATTTACGGTGCTGCAATGGGGGCGCCTCAAACAACCCTTAGTGGTTTGGCTGGTGTGGCTTCAAGTCAAGCGGCGGAGCAGGCTGCATTAACAGGCGGAATATTCGGGGCCCTTGGTGGGATAGGATCGGGTGTCGGTGAAATATTAGGTGGTAAAAAATGAACACAGGTGCCGGTGGTTTAAATTTATTCAGTGGTCTTGTCCAGGGTTTTGCAAGGGGTCAATCACGCAAAAGGGAAGATGAGCGCGAAAAGCAAGAAGCGGATTTAAAAAAACAATTAATGCAGGCCCAAATTGCCGCGGAGAAAACAAAGCAAAAAGAAGCGGATTTCCGACAACAGTTAATACAAGCCTTTTTGGGTGAGCAAGAGCAGAAATCTTCTTTAGAAAGTCAGGGTGTTAAAGAGTCACTTGGGCAACCCACAGAAACAAAGTTGGGCAGTAGTTTTTCGGGGGACCTTGCAAAACAATCTCTTGCCAATATAAATCCGATTCTTGCTGACATTATGGGGTTGGGTGGTGCACAATCGCGTTCTGAAACACGCCGTTATCATGATGTTATGGCGCAGCAGGGGCAGGGGCGATTAGATCAGGGTGAAGAAAGACTTGATATTTCAAGAGAAAATCTAAACCTTGCAAAGAATAAGGTTGTTTTCGGGGAATTTGAGAAGGGTGGGGAAAGGTTTCGGCAGACATTTAATGAGCAAACAAAGCAACCTGTTGGCCCCCCTGTTTCGATATCTGGTAAAAAGGCAATGCCGGCAGAGACCGCTGGCAAGATGGGGATGCTTGAAAGCGGTCTTGACGCATTAAAAAGGGCAAAATCGATATTAATGCCCGAGGGTCGTGTAACAAGACAAACCTATGAGATAATTGGGCAGATGCAAACAAATATGCCCTGGACGGCTGGCCGTGAGGCGAGATCTTTAATTGATGATGCGCTTGAGGGTAAGATTAGAATAGAGTCCGGGGCAGCTGTTCCCGACCCGGAAGTAAAGCGGGCAGCGATAAGGTTTAGGCCAAGTGTGTTTGATACTCCACAATTGATACGGCTCAAACTTGATAGGTTGGAGCGATACCTGTCTGGTACAGTTGAAAAGTTGGATCCAAATAAAAATTACAGAAATACCGATATTATAATGACCGGCGAAGACGGAAATAAATATGTTTTGAGTCCCGGGGAGGCAAGGCTCACAAAAGACAAGGCGATGATGTTTCTTGAATTGGCTGGTGGGGACAAGGAAAAGGCAAGAAAACTTGCCCGGGATGAGGGGTATTCTTTTTAATGGCCGACATTTTTGATAAAATAGCAAAAAATGCCGATGTGTTTGACGAGATACAATACACACCGACGAAAGAATTTAAAAAAGAATCGCTTGGGCCCGATTGGCAACCCCGTCCAAGTGTTGAGGTGGCGAGGGATATTTTGCCGATAGCTCTTGATATTGTCGGGAGTGTTGTAGCGCCAGAACTTGCAATCCCGCACGGGATAGGAACGGTTGCGACCATTGGTAGAAAGATGGCAAATGTTGCTTCCAGAATGGCGGGGTCTGCTGCTGGTGGTGGTGTGGGTGAATATTTGGGCCAGTTTATTTCTGGTGAAAAATTAGACCCTGCGGAGGCGGGTAAGCAGGCTGCGCTGGGCGCTGCCGGGGAGTTGGGCGGAACCGCCATGGGGGTGGTTGGCAAGGGCTTGGCAAAGCCGCTATTTCCGTTGTTTTCTAAAATTACTCTGTCTGGGCAAATTGGAAACAAAATGCTGTCTAATAAATTAATTGAAAAGACAGTGGGGCGTGCAAATAATTTTTTGTATGATATCGCCCCCGATATGGTTAAAAAACAAACCGTTGATTTTGACGATATCGCTTTAAAGTTAGCGAAGGGCAAGGAAGAAATTGGCAAAATTTACGATGCCTACAAGGAGCCGTTAAAGAAAAAAAGCAAAGAGGGTAAATTTTTAACGATAAATACCGAAGAATATTTTAAGTTTTTAAAGCAGAAATATACTACTCAATATCCGAAGTTAACAGACAAGCAAGTAACAATGCGCTTGTTGGCCGAGGAGTTTGGGTATGCCCCGGGTGGGTTGTATGGCAGACAATTAAAAAGAATTATAGACACTGGCGAGTCTCCTAATTCTGATGATTTCTTTTGGTTGTTGGATCATGTGTTTAGGGAAAAACCCAAAAGCGGGGGATCTTTTTTAAAGGTTACTCCGACCCAGCAGACAAATAGAAGGGCTCTTAAAAAAGCGTATTTGATGGATATGGACGAAGTTGCGGGAGAGGCGAAGGGGGCTGCTGACAAACTATATATGGAATATAGGGATTTCCTTGACATAAAGAAAATATTCGACAAATCCATAAAAGAAGCTGATTTAGGGATGCAATCAATTGACCCCTATAAACTTTCAAAAAATATTTACATGAACAAAGATGCGGTTTTAAAAATAGATACAAAAAGAACTGCTGCCGGTTTAGAACCCTATTGGCCCAAACTTGAGGGGGAGGCAAAGTTTTACGCAGATATCGTGCCATATTTTAAAAAAGCGACTCAAAATGTTGGGATTAGGCCGGGGATGATGGGAACGGCGGGGTCTGTTGCTGGTGCAATATCTTCTGGAGCTTCGCCGTTTGCAGCTGGTGCTGGGGCTTATGCGATGTTTGGTCCGGTTGGCATACCAATTGTTGAGGGTTTTGGGGCAATAAGTGCTTATTCTTTACTGTCGCCAACGGGCAAAAAGGCGGTGCAGTTGGTTGCAAGGCACGCAACAAAGGGTGGGTTAAAGGCGGGCCTTCATATTGGTGGGCAACTCGTTGATTTTCGCCAGGAGATTGGTTTTTCAAAATAACGAAACATAAATAATTTTTATAGTAATTCAGACACGCGAAAGCCTCTCTGTTTCAGGGAGGCTTTTTTATTATGGCACATTACACAAATGTAATGCTTGAAGAAACGCTGCTTTTAACCCAACGAATTGCGTACAATTCTGACGGGTATGAGCAGTATATCGGATATGCTCGTCCGGGTGCGGATGAGTCCGATGACCAATGGGTTATACACCAGTTGGTTTATGACACAAGCAACAGGATGGTTTCTAAACTATTTGCTGGCGGGAGCAAAGCATTCGATAAGAGGTGGACTGAGAGGGCGAGTTATGAATATGTTTAAAAAGATTTTAATAATTTGCTTTGCGATCCTATTTGCTACTACGGCATGGGGAAAAGGTTTTTTCAGGTACAACCCTCATACGGGCAAGTTGGATTATTATGGTGCCATAAAAAGCACAACGATTGGTAGCCTCCCGACCGCGGCGTCTGGCAATGCGGGCGAGATGTATCTCGTTACTGATGGGTCAACGGCGGCTGACTGTACAAGTGGTGGCGGATCTACATATAACGTGTGTGTGAGTAACGGCAGTGCTTGGGTTGCAGTCGGGGATGGCACGGGTGGCGCGGGTTCTGGTTCCGTGACTACTGTTGAGGAAGGAGATTCTCAGGTTGGTGGTGCTGATATTGTCAGCCTTGATTTTGCAGCCGGTGAATTTGTGATCGCTGAAGACCCAGACACGGAAATTAACATTTCAATTGATCTCGGCCCCTCCGACGGTTCGGCAACTTTAATTTCGGAACAAGATGCGCTTCAGGTGAAGTATAGCTCGGATCACATGACAGAGGGTTCGGGTGGTTTGGCGCTTGTCGCTAATGGTATTGACGATACTCTCATTGATTGGGGGACCGGAACGAACCAAGTGTCGGGGGCAGATTTTGCCAATGAAGACCTTGGAGACATCAGTATTGCTTCGGGCTCATGGACGCTTGATGCCGATGTGGTGGCTGCTGCGGAAATGGCTGACGGTGATCATGGGATGGTAAGTTGGTCGAGCGGGTCTGCGACAGTTGAGGATTTTGCGCTTAATGCTGATGCAGACGCCGGGGATTACGACATAAAGAGTCTTGACAAGCTTGAGGGGTACGATACCGGCGTTTATATTGACATGGGGGCTGATTCCTATACGGATTTCGTGTCTGACGGTGGTTGGAGATTTTATGATGCCGTAAACAACGGAGATCCACTCATAGAATTTGGCGCGGCTACCGCCGAGGCACTACATATCACTGGTGATCTCGGGGAGAGCGATCAGCTTCTTGACAGTGTTACGTTTACTACAAAAACATCACAGGCTGGTGCTGATTCTGGTAAGGTTTTATTTAAAATAGACGAAGCCCAAATTTTGCAGATTGATGATGCCGGCATAGAGGTCGGTGAAACAAGTGTGCTTGACGGTATAATTACGATGCATTCTGACCAGGGTCACACACTCTCCATGCAGCCGCACGGGACAACCACAGATAATTTAGCGGTTAAGTGGCCCGCGGCGGCTCCTGGGTCAACGTTGTATTTGCAGATGGACGCTACTGGTCAGATATCAACGGCGAGTGGTACAGCACAAAACACGGCTTGGGATGATTTACAGGTGCCTGATGCCGACGAGTCATTAGCCCATGGCGGATATACGACTTTATTTACTTCTACACTAGATAGTGCGGTGAGTGAATATTTTTTCACACTATCAAATACAGATGCAGACCTATCCAATACGATGACTGTTTTAGGTCTTAAAATGGTTGACGATGCTGACGCAGATGGTTTTTTCTTAAAAGCGGTAGACAGTTCCAGCGGGACGCCGAATACGGTATTTAGCATAGGTGCCAATGGCGCAGTTCATCTTGAAAGTTCGATAGAGTTTGAGGGCAGCACGGATGATGGTACAAATGTTACAACATTGGCCGTGGCCGACCCGTCTTCTGCAACAACTGCGACAATCCCGAATGAAACCGGAACCTTTCTGCTCGGTCCCGCTGGTCTGGGAACGGATAACATTCTTGTAAAAACGGATGGGACCGGAAACTTGACCCAGGCCACCGGGATATCTGTTGATGATTCAAACAATGTTACAGGGGTGGCGGGTTTAACGGGGACGGGTGCTGTTACTGGCGGAACAGTAACGGATGGCACAGTGACCCTCGCCGGGGATGGAACAGTGACGGGAATATCGGAAGGCGGTCTCCCGAATAGCATTGTGGTTAGCGCAGATATTAAAGATGATACAATAGATAGTGCCGACTATGCTGCGGCTAGTATTGACGAGGAGCATTTAAAGGTTGTTAATTCACCAACAGACGAAGATATTTTCACTTTCGAATCAACTACGGGTGATTTTGAATGGCACACATTGGCGGAGCTGAACATACAACCCCTTGAATCTACACTAACAGATATTGCAGATGGGACAATTGCAGAAAATTTAGTAAATACTGCAAACCCGTGGGCTGACAACGAGGTGGCCGACACGCTTACAGTGACAGCCCAGGCTGGTTCTACATGGGATGTCGCCGATTCGGTAACAGTAACATCTGTATATTCCGGGTCTACATCCCTGGACGAGTCAACGGGTGCTACCGATTCGGGTGCTTATATAATTGGGGTATATGATGAGTTTACCAATTCAAATTCAACAACAGTGCAGGGGGTTTTGAATGACCTCGATGGAGCCATTGCGGTAACGAATACGGCTTATGACGATATCCAAAATCCCGATGCGAGTGGTTCTATTTCGTTTGCGTCTTACACTGGAACATACACATCTTCGTCAAGTGGGTGGGATGGGATTTTTATTAGCGACACAGTTGCAACCGTTGCCGGCGCGACAGAACTCTTGACACTATCATTTTCTGATGGCGAAGGGTCTAGTACAGGGCAGCTAAACTTTCTGACGATGGTTGCCAACAGTACGACCCTATACGAAGCAGACGAGGACGGCGTTAAGGTTGGGACGGGAACACCAACAAATGCCCTCGACGGTGGGGATGTCTACATTACAGATGATGTCGAAATAGACGGTACGCTAACGCTGGGAGCCCTAGAGGTTGCAGGGGCAGCTGCCCCGGTGTGGACGTGGAATGATTCTGATGCTGCGGGTGGTGCAACGACTGACGAGGCAGCTATGCGGATCCATGCAAATCTGGCAACAGTTACAGAGGATGATGAGGTTGCCGATTGGCGTATTGATTACATGCACGATGATGGTGTGACGAATGCGAATGCGGCCTATAAGGGTTCTTTGGTTTGGTTGGGTTCTGATACGACCCTGCAAATGGGTGTGTTGGCGTTTGACAACCAAGCAGATTGGACTGCAGCGGATGAGTCTGGGTATGAATCTTTAAAATTTGACTTTAATACTGCAACTGATGCCGAGGTCACAATTTCTTCTCCATCAAGCACAAGTCAATTAGACATTCAAATAGCTACGTTAAAAACAGATGCAATGGATATTGACGGGGCAATTGATCAGGACGGCGGGGCAATTACTTCAACCCATACGGCTCCGGTTTTAACCCTTGAGGACAGCACGGGTGCAGCAGGGGACATCGATTTTGTTTTTGCTTCATCCGGTGCTTACGATGTTGTTGGTAATATTCAGGTGGACGAAGGCGGTACCGCTGTTGACTATATGGTGTTTGACGGTGCGAACGATGTGGTTATAGTCGGGCAGGCATCACCGAATGATAATAATGTTTCGTTTCAGATAGAAGGCGATGCGGATTCCGACGCTGCTGGTGACACCTCCGAAGCATTATCCTTTACGCTGACCGGCAATGCTACCCCGACAAGTTCAAGTTGGGCAATTACAGACACGCAGGGGTCGGCTATCAACCTTACGTCAACTGCTGGTGATGTTATTCTAAACGCCAAGGCAAATGACCAAGACATTATCTTTAATGTGGACGATGGTGGAACGGATTGGGCAGTCATTATAGACGGTTCAGAACCGGCTGTTGATTTGGATGCTGATAATGTTGAATTATCATTTGGTGATAACCAAGATGTTTATATAAAACACGACCCGGATGATGGGCTTTTTATGAAGTCAGCGGCAACTACTGACGACAATCCGTTTGTTCTGACAATTCAAACTGGTGAAACTGACATTGCTGCCAGTGATGTGTTGGGCGGCATTTACTTCCAGGCCCCTGATGAGGGAACCGGAACAGACGCTATTTTGGTGGCAGCGGGGATCGAGGCGGTATCGGAGGGAGATTTTTCGGCAACCTCAAACGCCACGAAACTGAGCTTTAAAACAGGGGCAAGTGAAGTTGCCTCTGAAAAAATGGCGTTGAGTTCTGCCGGTGTGTTAACCCTTGGTTCTGGTGGTATTGTAATTCCCGATACAAGCACAATCGGCTCCGCCTCAGACACCGATGCCATGAGTATTGCTGCTGATGGCGATGTGGATGTGGTAAATGACTTTACGGCCGGCACCATTACATCAGATGCGGCTGTTACAGCAACTACGAACGTTGTAATAGGGGACGCTGGAAATATTGGCTCTGCTTCTGATACCGACGCGATAGCGATAGCGGCCAACGGTGAAGCCACGTTCTCACAGGAAATTCAGGCGAGTGCAGGAATAGATGCTTCGGGTCAAACGATCATAGCGAGCAACTTTACCGGAACGGCCTCACTGGCAACAACGGTCACGGTTTCAGACGATGAGAGCACCGACGATTCTCACGAGGTTGTATTTACGACAGACAATACTAACCTGGAATCTGATGGAGACCTGACCTACAACCCAAACAGCGGGACGCTTTCAGCGACCTATTTTAACGGCACGCTTACAAGCCCGACGCTTACGGGTGTTGTCGATATGGGCGGGGCAACTTCGGTTGAAATTGTTGCGGATGCGAATCCAACCACCGATGAAACCGGTGAGATCGCAATTGATTCAAACGATGATTTCATAGAATTTTACGACGGAACCGCCTCGCGAATAGTCGGTTCAATCATAGCAGAATCGTTTTCAATTATAGAACCCGATACGATTGCCGGTATCGAGGATGAGGTTCTATTAAAGCAGTTTGTTGCAGAGGCTTATCCGCATGGTGTTACAATGGTAAGCATCCATGTTGGAACTGACGGAACCGATGTTACTAACGATTCGATTAACTTTGAAAGGTGGACCGGTGAAGATGACGGATCTCCTGACACAATGGAAAATATTGACATGACCGGCGTTGATAATGCTGAAGATGATGGAACGATTGACAACAGCCCCGCCGCTGATGATTACATTGTGGCAGACATAAGCGGGTGGGACGATGATATTCCCATGTTGATAATCACAATTACCTACCGGATTAATGCTGGTGATTAATGAAAAAATATCTCATTGCACTTTTAATGCTTTTAATACCGCTGCTTACTTCTCCGGTTTGGGCGACAGATTATTTTATAGATCAAAGTGGCAATGGAGATGGTGACGGTTCAAGTTATGCTAACAGAATGAGCATGGCAAATTATGGTGCTGGAAATTTGGATGCTTCGCTTGACCCCGGCGATACTATTTATCTGTGCGGCACTATTACAACCGAATTTGACACACGGGAAAGTGGTACATCCGGCAACCCGATAATTCTTGACGGTGCCTGTTCTGGTGAGGGAGGTACAGACGCCACGATAAATGGAACAGCTAACGGAATACATCTAACCACTGATGACTATTGGACGATTCAAAATATTACCATTACCAATTTTACTGGTCGTGGAATTTACAACCAGAACAGCGACAGTATTATTGTTGACTCCTGCACAATTTCCGGTGGTGACGGGTCCAACCCAGATCACGGTATTCAGATGCAAAGAACCGGGGGTTCATTACTTACCGGCATAGAAATAAAAAATTGCTCGATTGGTACTATCTCAAACGCCAACAACGACACCTTTAATAGAAATGGGATTGTTGCACAGGGGGTATCCGGTTTAAAGATATATAATAATACCGTTAGCACGACATATGTTACCGGAATAAGGCTGTTAAAATCCACTGCTGGTGATAACGACGATAATTCAAATTGCGAGGTTTATGAAAACGACATTACAAATTATTGGGGTGGAGGAATTATAAGCCATAATTCTGACGGAACGATCATAAAATATAACAAAATACATGACGCAAATGCAGGGTTGGGGATTGGGGTTGCTTACGATTCTGACAATAACGAGATTTATGGAAATCTGATTTTTAATACCGGCACAAACAGTACTAATCTGTGGAACGGTGTAGATATAAACCACGATTCTCAGACCGGAAAAGTTTATAACAACACGATTTACAAGGTTTCGGGCAACTGTATTGTTATAGACGATGGAACCGCTAACTGTGACGGCTGGATTATAAAAAATAACATTTTTGATGCTTCCGACAATGACGGTTCACAGGTTGATGAGTATGCGTTTAGGTGCAACGGAGATTCGATATCTTTTGTTTCGGACTATAATTTTCTTGTTCCTCACGCCGATCAGGGAAGTGATGTATTTTATGATGGCGACGATGATACCAGCGGCTATACATTAGCCGAAGTCCAAAACGGCGACCCTGAAACTGGCGTGCAGGAAACGCACTCATACGGCACAGATCCCGGCTTAAACGACGAGGCGAGTGGTGACTTCACGCTTGAAAGCGGCGCAAACGCTATTGATGCCGGAACATCATTAGATTACGAAAAATTACTGCCCGGTTCAAGCTGGCCGGATGGTGTTTTAACCGTACCCTGTATTTTAGATTGTGACATAGGAGCCTATGATTATGGTACGAAAATCGTTATTCCTTAGCGTTGTTATTTGTCTTTTTCTTTTAACGTGCCCTGTTAATGCGGGCATGTTGATCGGCAGCGGGGCCGTTGGTGGTGACTATTGCGATGGAAAGTTGGGGTCGTATGAATTTTATTGGGATGCAGATCATACTAGCGGAGATTTGTTTGCGTGTATTAGTGGGGGTACAAAAGAAGGCACACAAAATGGCGGCACTATTTCGGACACCCAAGACCACACTACTGGTTCGGGTGAGAGCTTTTATTTCGACGATCCAAGTAAGTACATTAGCTGGGCAATTAGTTCGGGAGATGTTTGGAATAGTAGCGAAGGGTATATATTGTTGTGGGTTTATTATACTCTTGATGGTACTAATGTTACTGTGTTTTGGGATGTTGAGTACGATTCCAACAATTTTCAACACATAAGCGCAGACGGTTCGGAGAGAGTTAGATTTTATCATTATTCATCCGCTGCGGGTAGTGCTGATGGATTTTGTCAAACAGACACCAATGCAATAACCATAGACAGTTGGAATAAAATAGAGGCTTGGTGGGATTCAACTGGTGATAATATATATCTTGAGGTAAACGACACCGCTCAAGCTAGTGACTCAACCGCCACCTGCACCTTTTCGAATGAACCAACAGCAATCAGGGTGGGTACAGTTGGAGTTATTGATATGGAGAGACATGAACCTTTTATTGATGATGTTTATGTGGAAACTACATTTCCGGGGGCGCCGTTTTAACGTGAAAAAACTATATGTTTACATAGTTGCCCTATTAGCCTTTCCGCTTGTCGCAGCAGCTTTCAACCTATCTGCCACTGTATCCGGGGGGTCCGGTTCGTGGTCTGGTGGAGTGTATCAGATCACCGGAACCCAAACGCTTAACTTTAGCGTTACTCCTTCGGGTGGTACGGGGCCATATACTTATGCTTGGAATTTCCCTTGGCTTGACGGCTTAAAAGACAGGTACGTCACTGATGGAGGTTATACTTATGATGACCAAAATCCGTCCATAAGCCTAAACTCTCCCGGCAATTATGACATCGAAGTAGTTGTAACAGATACGGGTAATGGCAACGCAACCGAAATGGCTATTGTGCGGGTGCAGATGTATGCGTCAAGATCGGTAACAAAGGCTGCGAAAGCAGATTGTGGCGCTGCGGGAAATGGTTCAACGGATGACACCTTGGCGCTACAAACTTGCATAAACACCCATTTATCAAGCGGTGGTGTTCTTAGTTTTGAGGATGGAACCTATAGAATTGCAGGAGACTATCAAGGCGGGGCAACTGGGCACACCTACGGATTGAGCCTATATAGCAACACGACTCTAACTGGTGGCCCAGGGGTCACGCTGAGATTTGACCCAGGAAACACCTACGGGCAGGATGCTAGTGGGTGTGATAACAACCGAGATGAGTTTTTAGACATTGAGGACAACTCAGCCAGTAATGTTCTGGTCACTGGCGGCATGACCTTGCAATATTATTACACCGGAACCAGAACAGATTATGATAATGTTTGGGCTGTCAATCAAGGTGGAGCCACACTTGAAAACATTACGCTCGATGATTTCACTTCAATAACGAGCAATTCCGCTTCCGTTGTGCGCCGTGTGAATTTGGTTGATATGGGAGCAGTAGATACCGATTGCCGGGGAGATGGGAAGACATCTACATGGTATGCTTCCGGCAATTCTGTTTTGTGGCGGTGTTATTATACCAATTCAAGGGCAAATGATGTCTTAATATATACGGGTGCCGGTAGGGATTATGTGTTTGGAGTCGAAAATATAATTTTCTCTAATACTTGTGAGCAAGCCCTAATGCGATCATACAATACTGCGTCCGGGTCGGACATGCAGCACCATTATTGGGTTGGAAATTATATTGATTCAGACAAGCACGCTATACAGGTTTACTCAGCCGAAGAAATAGACCTTTTACATATCCATATTTTAAACAATAAAATGTATCGTAATACAACTTCTTCCTCTTCGGCAATTTGGTTTAATTATGGCCCTGCCGATTGTTCCTCACTGACTGACATTTTGATCGACGGGAACACCCTTTCAATAAATGCTGCTACAAGTGACCGCTACGCTATTCACTTTGGAAATGCTGCGGGAGATAAGTTTGATTCAAATGTCACGGTTTCAAACAATACGTGGGGGGCAAATCTTGGGGGTAGTGGTGATCCCGATACATGGGGGTGGGCGTCTTATCTGACACAAGGCTCTGATTGTGGTGGCGGTGATGCCGTTAATTTTAGTGGAAATACTGACGATTCAACATCTGCGCAAGAAACAGATCCCGGTGTTTGGGAATTTACTGCACCCACAAATAACGGAAGTTCAGCCACCGATTCGGGTTCTGGCTTGGGTGCAACTGCAAGGTGGCCTTTTAGTCAGGGCGCATTAGCGCAGGGACACGATGGTTCTAATAACTACACGCAAGTAGAATTGTACGCTGACAGGGATAACCTTTCGGGTTCATCGGAGATTAGATACGCAGACGTTGATCACAACTGGAGTTCCCTGGAAACAAATATCAATAGTAGCATATCGGGTGTATCAATTAATCCATGAAAAAAACATTGATATTATTACTGTTTCTTCTTCTTTCAGTAAACTGTTTTGCTGCAACGACCTATTATATGAGGGCGGACGGAACAAAGGGCAGTAAGGGGACGACTGCTTGCAACAGTGGTTCAGCCTCGGATTTTATGGATGTTGAAGATTTTAATGGTGAGTCTTTTTCCTCGGGCGATACCGTAGTATTGTGCGACGATGGTAATGATTATGACTCTATTTCGTTTGAGCTTGATTCAGACCATGCGGGGATTACTATTCAGCCGGAATCGGGTGTCCAGGTTACTATTCACCTATCCGGTGTGGCGATGGATTTTAATGCCGGAGCAGACAATATAACCATAGATGGTAACGATTCTGATATGCCTTATGGGGCAAGCCCCAACCTGAGCATAATTGGTGGCGGAGATCGGGTTGTTGGTATCTATTCAGACTATGTAACGATTAAACAAGTTTATGTGGCACACGATACTGACGATACAGGCAACACGGCGGTAGAAGTCAAGTCGTCTTCAGTAGATCATGTAACGATTGAAAATTGCAAGATTGAAGACACCGCTTCTTATCTTGCAGCCGCTATGACTTCTCGGGACGGCTTTAACGATCCATATGGTTGTGATGGAACCATTACAATAAAAGGAAATTATTTTAAAAATTGGGGCCACACGGCAATTGGAACAACCACGGGAACTGACGGCCCGATTTATATTTATTGGAACGAAATCTATAATCCAGATAGGGCTTACGGCAGAGCGTTTGGTGTAAAATTTGACTCCGGTTATGTTTATGTTTTCGAAAATTGGATTCACAACGTAGCTACAGGTAGTCACATTTCTAATATGGGCAGTGGTACGGCGGGGTATGGCTATAATAATTTGTTCACTGATTTTTTAGCATGTTGCGACAATGACTATTCAAGCGGCACCTGCGCAGCTCGTGATAATTATGATGATTGGGCTGGTGGGTGTGATAATAAAAATTTTGCTATCTACAATGTTGACTACGGGCTTGATGAATCTGGCAACAATGTTTTTTGGTGGCACAATACTTTCAAGAATATTGCTGAGGGTGTGTATGAATCCGGGAATTCTGCCGCAGATGCGTTCGAAGCATACACCTATCAATTTTCCAATAATGTTGCAGATGATGTCTACCAGGAAGATGATCAGCAATCCGAGGGTAACCGCTGGACAGATATGAATTTCTGCTTAAAAAATTCTGACGGTAATCAAACATGGTCGGTTACTATACAGAATAACATATTTGAGGATGCGCCCCACGCCACATATGACGTTTTTTTTGATCCCGAAGACGATGCCAACGACGATTATGTACTTCCGACAAGCGAAAACGACAACGATTCGACTCCAACGGACAACTGGAATTATGCAGACGTTTCCGACCATACAGATTGCAGCATAGACGATAACTACAAGACAACTTTAAGTCTTGATTCTCACGGAGAGCCATCGGCGGGAAGCCCGGTAGTTGATTATGGTCAAACGGGGCTGACCGTAACGGGTGCGCCAGAAATAGCTAGTGTTACACATGGCGTAAACTTGGGCATAAAACCATCCTGTATTGATTATGATACATTTGCATTAACTATTGGCGACTGTATGGCAAATAGAGATTCAAATCCTGACGTTGGGGCATTTGAAATTATTAGCGGAGGAGAAATTAGCGGGGTATCGATTAATCCATGACGCAACCATGTACGGAAAAAGAAACAATCACTACCTTAAAAACGCATCAGGAAACTATTTTGTCTGATGTAAAAACTATCCTGGATATTTTGCAGGGCAACGGTCGGGCTGGACTTAAAACCCAAGTGGCAATACACAAAACATATTTTAAAATAATTGCTGCGATAGGCGCACCCCTATTAACTTTTTTAACAGCCCGAGCAGTATGGGCGTTGTTTGTTAAATGAATTACTTACAGTTTAAAAATGAAAAAGTATTTCGAAACTTTGTAGCGAAGCCCCACCACCCCAATTTAATTGAAGTGCTTTGGTACATTCTGGAAAAATGCGGTGAAGTTGTTGTGACTTCTGCTTATCGATATGGCGACAGGGGGGTTCATGGAACCGATCCGTTGAGGGCCGTGGATTTGCGCTCATGGATATATTCAGATGGCTTCCAGGAATTTCTTTTAAAAGAAGTCAACGAGACCTTTACTTATGATCCTCAGCGTGAAAAAATGAAGGTAATGATAAAGCATAATGTGCGCGATAAGGGGATACATTTTCACTGCCAGGTATCATCGAGAACCGTAAAAAATGGAATTGGAGAGTCAGGCTGAATGTAAAGACGTTTTAACGATATGCAAAGTTCATGGCCGAGGTAAAGGGCATTGTAAGTATTTTGAATCGGAAGGTGAAATTTGTGACTATTATTTTAGTGATATAGAACATTGTGGATGTGCCAAGGCTCAAAACGGCGCATATACAAACAAAACCGCCAGCATAGAAGACTGGTGGCACAGGAGGTAAAAATGAAATGGTTTTGGGAGTGGCTGAAACAGCCGAGTAGTTTAAGGGTGATTAATATTATCGGGGGTCTAATCGGTATAGTGATTGAACCGGAAATGTGGCAGCAAATTGTCGGCGTAATGGCTGCACTGTATATAATTATTGACGGATTTTACAACAAACAACCGCGCGAGTAATGGCACTTAAAAATCTATACAATGTCTTAAAGGCGCATCGGAAACGCATTGAAGATTTAGAGCGCAGGATAAAAATGCTTGAAGCAAGGGCGGAAAGCGTAGATGCCATTGCAAAACAAACGGTTGAAAGTGCGCTTGCATTCGGTGTCCCGTCAATCCCATATAACGACAAGCATTATGAAATCGAACCCGATGCCTGCCAAACCAATGGCGAGAAATTAGATGACAGATTGATTTAGCCCTCACCCCTAAAGTCTCTCGGGTAAGCAGAGATTTACCGCAACGGAGCAAGGGGTATGAAAGTAGTTGTAGAAATACCGGAAGAAATTGCAGAACTTTTTAGGACCTACCCCAAGATTTCAAGAAGGGGTCTTGAGCAACAGGGAAACATTACACAACATCATGCACGGGTGTTTGCTTATCTTCACCAGTACGGAAAAATAGTTGCTCATTACGAAACCCGCCTGAGACCAAAATCTGGCAAGACGATGACAGCCCTTGTAATGGCCGACATGCACATTCCCTACCATGACGACCTTGCAATACGGGCTGCGCTTGATTGGGGCCTGTCTAAAAACCCCGATATGATCATTCTTAACGGAGATACGTTTGACTGTTATACTGTTAGTAGCTGGAAGACAGACCCATTGAGACCCGATTACGGGTCTGAAGTAAGACAATCAATTGATATTTTTAAGGGGTATAATGCGCAGATCGATAAGTGCAAGTCGATTAAAGAAAAGATATTTATCTGCGGCAACCACGAGGACAGGTTGCGGAGGGAGTTGTGGTCCGGTTCTAAAAAACTGGCCGGTCTGGACATTTTGACAATTCCCAATATATACGAATTGGACGAATTGCGCTGGAAGTATATTGACAACGCCCAGTTGTTAAGGGAAGAAATGCAACCATTCAGATTGGGCAAGCTAAATGTTTTACACGGTCACGAAGTTAAGGTTAATTATAGTGTCGTTAATATCCCGCGTATTTACTATCAAAGGTGCTTAGTTAATGTTCTAGTGGCACATTATCATAGAACACAGGAAAACATAGAGCGCAAATTGGATCATTCACACGATGGGGCATGGTCTATTGGTTGTTTATGTAAATTAAGCCAGGAATACTCACCCGTAAACAAGTGGAATCATGGTTTTGGAATCGTTGAATGGGATTCCCAGGGAGACTTCAGCGTATCAAACAAGAAGATCATCAACGGGAAAGTCTTGTAAAATGCCCAATCTGCGGATATGCCTTTTCTGATCAACGATACCCGCCGAGAATTGCATTGTGGATTATCAGGATAAAGCAGCAGCTTGCAGAGATGTTTTTTGAGGAAGATTAAAAACCCTATAGTTTAAAAAAGGAAACTATAGTTTATTTTTTGTTAGTCACATTTTGTGAACAGGTTTCTATGAATTAGTTGCTTCTTAGTTTAGACACAATGCCCAATATCCAGGGAATTTGCATACAAATCAAAGCCACACCGAATAGAATCCAACTGCCACCCATTGATGCAATAAGCCCATTTACCGGCATAACAACGATGAAAACAAAAAGAATATAAATTGGATGATTAAATATTTTTTCCACAGTACTCCCCATCACCTAAGTTTAAAATAGGTGCCATTACCATACGATGATTTTAAGGGCTTTGTCGGAGTTCTCAACCGGCAAGCAACTCCAAAGATCGCCCACCAGAGATAATAACCAGACCCTCTAGTGGGTCCAGACTGCCGTTGATTAAACGGACTTATCTTGGCGCTGTTTTCCCCTGTATGGTGGGGTCGGTTATCAACCGTCTTTGCTATTCCAATGGCACACACTTGTTTAAATCAGTTTATGTTTGCATACTATATTTATGCAAGTTCCGCATATTTTTAACTCAGTTGCTTTTCCTAATTAATTCCCTTACCATCCATGCTGGCATTATGTCTTCCCATGTACATGCACGGCACCCCACCTCTTTATAATAAACAGTTCCATTTCTAATAGCAAATTCAAACTTATCAATTTTGTTTTCTGTTCTTTTTTGGTACTCTTTACATATTTCATCATCTTTATTATCTGGATGGGCACACCATTGCGCCGTGGTAACAACTTGAATTTGTTCAGCCATTGATACCCCCCCAATTAATAAAATGCTTAGTGTTATTATAATTAACGTTTTCATTTATCCCCCCCTTGTTTTAACTTGGTTGGTTTATCACACCCTTAACACCCTACCGAAAAGTACCAATAATATCAATACGATTTCGGTGTGGTGGACTCCCGCAATCTGTTCGATTTACTATATAATTTAAGCTATTTAGCATCTTTTATATGGTCTGAAAGTTTTATCACGGATTTATCACGGGTCTGGGCATATATTCCCTTAAGCTCGTCCCCTGTGATCTGTAAATAACGGTCAAAGGATGACTTTGATCTATGCCCCGTAGCACGCTTAATGGCTTCCGGTGTGTTGTGCTGTCTTAATGCCACAGCAGATGAATGTCTTGTGCCACCATATAGGTCACAATCGACCCCAATGTTGGTACACGCCTTTTTCCACCAGCGATAAAAATAGTTTTTGGCAAACCGCTGACCGGCTTTAGCTCCGTGTCTTCCCTTCAAATGACGAAAAAAGTAAAGTTCAGGAAAACCCCTCGGTTGCTGTCTGAGAAATTCAACATCATCCGGCAGCAGGAATATGTATTTGTCTTGGCCGGTTTTTGAGTGCCGGATCAGGATTCGTTCGTTCTCGAGGTCGATGTCTTTTTCTTTGATGGATACAAGTTCACCAGGACGTACATTGATATAGGTCGATAGGAAAAGGATTCCGATATATATGCGTGGATTGAATAGCGTGATTTTCCTAACGCCATCGAGAATTTTTTGTTGTGTATGTTTATCCACAATTTTTCGGTAAGGGCTTGAATGCTTGATAACCGGGAAGTCCGGTATTTCATCGGGTCTAATCTCCTTTCCCTGTACTAACCATTTAAAAAAGTGTTTAAGACTTACGCTGATTTCATGCCGATACCGGGATGAATATTCTCGCTCTTGTAAATCCAGCACCAGGGCTTCAATATCGGCATATCCTATGGTCTTAATGTTGCGATTGCCCCATCTTTCGACTCCAAACCTGAGTCGTTTACGGTATGCTCCTGGGTCTTTTAATAACCGCTTAGATTCCATGAACCTATCGACTAAATTAGAAAAACCCAAAGGATTGTCAGCCCTATAATCACGCCCATCAAGGGTTCCTTCTGCATCCTTGAAATTAAGCCCTACCAGAAACTTTTCGGCGTCGTCGTATTTAATGAATCGTTTACGGATATCCTTTTCTTTGCCCATAGGATACCACACCAACCAACCGGACTTTGTTTGGTATATATTCCCTTTCATGGCTAACCCTCCCTTCGTTTTGAAAGAAGGATTAACCTTATGGTTGGCGAAGGTCAACAAATTTTCATCCTTTTGAGCCAATCAAGATATGATTCGCCTTTTTGACGGGACATTTTGTAGGCTATCCTACCCGACCAATAATGAATATTTACCAATATTAAGATTATAATTTTCATAGCTAATCTCTAAGTAGTTGGTTTAAAAAACTCCCAATCCTTACATTTTTTAGCTGTTAAAATATTTTCGCGATAGGTTTCGACAGTATCAAAAGTACGCATTTTCCAATGACCTTTTAAGCATTCAACCGAGCCTTCATATCCAGGGGTCAATTCTGAATACCCCGGGTCTCCCATATCGAGATAAAAATGTTTACAAAAACAGCATATTTTTTCCATTCCTGATACCTTTTAGTTATCTCTAAGAAGTTGCTATTCGTTATAATGAATATTTTCGGGTATAAAATCGGCGACAAAATAAGGATAATAATCATTAATATTGTCAGTTCCGACCTCAAGGATAAGTTTTCCATTTTTAGTATCTATGAATTGAATTGTTTCATTAACCTCATAATTGCTTTCTGGTTTCATAGAACCAACAACTTCAACAGCTTTAAAAGTATTCTTGATTTTTTTATCGCTGACAAATATCTTATCCATGCAACTGCGATATCCATCGTTAGGATCTTCAATTGCAGTGTAGGTTTTACCATCCAAAACGAAATTAATACCCTGGGCTTCCGGTTCCCACGCATCTTCGGGTAGCTGTATCGTTTCGAAGTCAACACCCGTCAGAATATGTTTCCCAACCAATTCTTCCAATTTGGTTATGATTGTGTTTCGGGGTCTTTTCATAGCACTTTATCCTTTGGTATTTGGTAACGGACACCAAGTTGGAATCTCTGTAAAAATATTAGTTTCTATTTCTTTTCGGTCTTTTTTATTGCAGAAATGATTCCTACAATTTACCGTGATTCTAAATGGGCATTTATAACAATTGTTTAATTCTATTATTAAAAATTTTCGCATAATACTATATTAGCCGCTATAGCGGGAAATACACCCATTATAGGCACGTTTGCACCTGTTTTTTGGTGCATTTATAAGACATTTTACCGCCTTAACGGTCATTTAGTCGTCTTTATTCTTTGTTAGTTTTAATCCACCGATCACACCATGAGCACCGGACCCTATCGCTTACCGGTTCGGCATAAGTCGTGGTTGCTTTGCAGTGGGGGCATTTTATTTCTTTGAATTTGATTCGCATGTGTCTACCGATTACCTGCTTTATGGTTATCATCAGATGATAACTGCTGATTATCTGCTATTGGGCATTTGTCTATTTCATTTATTTTTTTGTTATTAATAGAGCAGATATCATATTGCCGTTTATTATCCCAATCAAGATACTCGCAAGTTTTACATGGATCTTTAATTATCGGTCCAACATATTTTTTTAACCAATCGGGTTCATATCCAGACATATAATCTCCTAATGCTGATTATCTGCTTTGCGTTCATATTCTTCTATGGCTTTCATAACCATACCAAATTTTTCACGACTGAATTTTTTAGGACCACCATATTCGGGTTTCATGGCAAGCCAGCCCAAAAAACGCCATGCTTCATTATATTCTTCTTGTGTTTTAATTTCCATCTAATGCTCTATAAAGTGCTTCTGCGATTCCAGCGTCTAATTGCCGCTTGCTTGTATTTGTTTGGTCCACGGTCATCGGCTATTTTTGCGCCATCAAAAACCATTGGATTTGCGGGGCATCTACCATAAATACATTCAACAGCACCCCAGGCAGTTCCCTCAATTTCGGGATCAAATGGTTTTACGATTGGTTCTTTACCGCAAAAGGGACATGGTTTTGGTTTCATCCTAATGATCCTGAATAAAGTGCTTTTACACCGCCGCAATAAATAATGGCCCCACGATTATGCCAACCCTCAAAGCACCTGATTTGAAATTAGTTATTCAAGAACCTTTAGGGTGTTTGCATCAAGTTTTTGAACCGCTGTCCAAGACTCCTGATAGGCTTCTGATAGTTGCGCTTCGTCCCAGTTGCGCTGTTCGATCATTGCTCGAAGTGCATGAATACCCACCTTCGCCAATTCCAATAAGGCCCCAACCAACACCCCGGATAGCTGTGCTTGTGGTCCATCAGCAAGAAGATGTGCCTGTTGTGCAGTCCGGGTCAGTATCTTGTCAAGGTTTTCCTCAGTCTGTTGCTCGGGTTTTTCAAATACTGATTGTGGAGTCAGTTTAAATGCTTGCGCTTGTGAGTCGTCGGTGTACCATCCTGTTTCAAGCAGCAGCAACCGATCTAACAGTGCGGAAAACATTTCATCCGTAATTGCTGAACCTGTTTGGATGTGGTTGTTCAATACAATAATCGGACCATAAATCGGCTCAGTGAGCTGAATAAGAATCTCCCGTTTGGTGTTCAAGAGCTTTTTGGCTTCGGGTTTCAAGTTTTCCAGATTGGCGTATCTTATATGGTCTGCATAAGCCATTTGATAAATCCGGTTAACATACCGACCCCTTGCGTGGGGAGATTTCAGGTCTGCGGGGCTAATCCCCACCCCGGCACAACTGACAAAAAAGCTAGATAGTATTAACAAAATTACGAGTTTCCTGACATTCATTCAAATACCTCCTGTTTTAAAGTGATACTTCTAGTGCGTTAAACACGTTTTGTATTCGATTTATAATAGTTGTTGAGTTACTGCCGGCGAACAAAAGCCCCACCAGACGGTTTCCGTTGTCCACTACGGCTGAGCCACTGTCACCGCCCTGACTCATAGCGCCGGCCATGAGTTGATCCTCAAACACGGCAGTTTTATCACCGTACTTCACGGAGACTGTAACATCTGTTTGGATAATATTGCCGCTTGTTAAACTTGTGGTGCGTCCGGTTTTCCGCACACCTAAATCCAACTCACCCTCTGCAACACCGTTGATTGAGCCAATATTAATAATAGTGTCCCCGATCAGGTTGGGTTGTAATGGAAGTGCAATCGCTGCGTCTACCTTATTAATTGCAGCGTCCCTTATTGTGGTGTGCGCGATGGGCTTTAGCCGTGTTTTTTTCTTAAATAAGGCGTTTCTCTTGTTTAGGAAACTAGCCTCCATTTGGGAAAATTTACAGGTTGAGTCTTCGCCAAGGAATCGTAGCCGGACGAAATCGTGTAATGTTGCAATTTGATCTTCGGGGTCTCGACCACCATCATAAGGTCCGGGCTGCAATATAGCATCCCCGATTTCGGCATTATTACTATTTGCCAATACATGATTATTGGATAAAATAAAACGCACACCGTTTCTTACCACCGTACACCCGAATGTCCCGGCTGTAATGTCTTTGTGTCCGATGGAACACCCAGGGAAAGCCGGTCTCATCCTTGATTGAAATGCGGTTATTCTACCGACTTCGACAACCCCCGTGTATTCGGAAGTAATCAGGTTTAAGTCTAATTCCCACGGAATCGGTTTGATTTTTTGCGGAACACCGAACAGCATTCGTATCGGTTCATCCACACGCTTTCGGCCCCAGCCAACAGTAACAGCCCCTCTTTTCCATGCCTCAACCTTTAATTTGTCCATCGTGTACCCTTCTGTGACATTGCCAGCATAAAATTAGACAGTTATCGGGGGTATCATCGCCCTGCCATCGGTGTTTAATATGATGCACCTGACATTGATCTAGCGCTACCCACCGCTCACATATTTCACAGGACTCTTTTGCCCTGTTATAAAGTTCAATTTTGAACTTGCGGTATTCGCTGGTTTCCAGCTTGACTCGCTTCGGTTTCGGATTCCCTATGTTCATATCTCCACTTGTATCCGCAATTCCAACAGGTTCTTATTTTAACACCCGAATAGCATACTGACGGACATATCGGGCAGTATTGTGAGTTGATTATTGGGATTGCATTTCTGCTTTTAGCCAACTTAAATAACTCCTTGCCGAGTCGATGCTTGCCCTTATATCCTTCATGGATTCGTGACATGCTTTTGCAATTCCATCTGCGATATCAAGGTTTCTTTTCAAGTCTGCAACATACTTGTCACCCCTTACAATGTCTCTCAAAATGCTCACTGGATGCCCCTCAGATTTAAAATATAAGGTTTTCTCAGCCACCGCTATTGAATATACCTTTTCAGCTTCTGCACGTTGCTCAATATAACGTAAATATTCCGCGTTTTTTGACGACAGCAACCGCTTATCATTAGACATACCCTGCATTATTTCTGCGGGGGTGATATTAGAATGGTATGTCGTCTGGCTCAAATTTAGGTTCTTGCGGGGGGTCATAATCCATCTCTGGTATTTTGGGTGGTGAATCTACAAAAGTATCTTTGTCTTGTAAAAATTTTTCAAAAACTTCAGCCGTATTAATTCGCCCACTTCCAAGGGGTTCTCCATCCTCAATTTTACAAACAGCTCTCAGGCCACATCCAATACCCTTTTTACCCATATAGTCATAACCATAAAAAGATAAGTATGCTCGTACGATACAACCACCGTAAATGTCGCTTTCATTTTGAATTATCTCATTGTAAACATTAACAACAGGGGCTTGCCATTTAGACTTAGCCCTTAAAAACCATCGATTATAATAAAAGTTGTCTTTATCTACATTGCCATTTTCATCGGTTGCCTTTTCTGTTGTACCGTTTCTGAGCGGGTAGTGTAGGCTTTTTAACTGAATTTGTGTACCGAATCTGCCGTAAGCAGCATTCCTCATAATTTCTTTTAATTCGGAAATGTCTTCATCTTGCGAAATAAGGAATGTTGCTGAATATGTTGGTTCTTCTTTTGCATATGAAGATGGTTCAAACAAACTTGGATAAACAATGACACATTCCGGTGTTAAATATAATGTTGGATCGTCCATTTATTCCTCCTATGCTCTTTTTTTGAGCTTTTTATCTATGTCGTAAGCCTTGCGAAACAGTTTAAATTGTTCCCATGCATCTTCTAGCTCCGACCAATAATGATGTGCGAAATCTGCATGTTCTTTTGAAAATCTTAAAAGATGAAACCCCCCTGTTATCCTGTCGGAGTTGTTTTCTTCCCAAAGTTGCTTATATGCGGCAAGCTGAATAATATAATCAGGATATACACCGTTTGATGTTTTCCAATCTATAAGACACAAATTGCCACTATTATCGTAGCCAATAGCATCCGGACATCCCCCGTATTGATAGAGTTCAGAAACAAGTTCTATTTCTTGTTCAACTATAACCAAATTATTATTGTCGGCCCAATGTAGATAATTTTCAAAACCCTGCTCAGCTAGAGCATATGTATCTTCAGAATAATCTTGATCAGGCTCAAAGTTTTCTTTGTTGATGTGACACTCAACCATTAAATGTGCAAGTGTTCCAGCCTCAGCAGCCTCATCGCGTTTGTCGTAAAGTGAATTTATTTCTCCACGCTCTGCAGCTTGTCCCTGTGAATATGCCCACCACAACAAAGCACCACTATCTTTAAACCGCCCTATAATAGTAGTAACGCCAGGGATTCTCTTGCCGTCTTTATTTCTGTATCCGCCTTTTGGATGTGGCATAATTTACCCCGAACTATCCACCATGTATTTATACTTACACAAATTACAGGACACCTTGCGCAAGCATTCACCGAGTTTTTCTTCTTGTACTTCATGCCCCAGTTCATTACACCGCTCAACAAGATATGGGGTTGCAAACCAACTATTCGCGTATCCCAAATCGGTGATCGGCGTGTCGAGTCCTGCCCATTTTACATGGTTTTCCATGCTAGTTAGATTCCAAGACGACATGACTTCTCCCTGCAATTAAAATGGTTTTGGTTTTTAAATAAATAGCTTCAACACTGCGCCTATCCAGCCGGTCAATGTTTTCCAGCAAGAAAATGAGGACTGATGTTGGCACTTCAATGCGTTCTTTTTGTCTTTGGTCTCCCATAATATAACCTCAAACCTTCCGTTTATATAATAAAGACTGCCCCGTAGCATCCATGAACTTGCAATGTGTTCAATCATCTAGCTTGCTCTCAATCTCCCGCCGCTTTTCGAGATTTCTTAAACGAGGGCTGTTGCGCTGAATTTTCTTCTGCACTCTTTTGGCAAGTGCTTGCCGTTGCCTATTTGTCATGGTTTTAAGTGGGGCCGTTTTCCTATTGGAGGGTGGCCCCAAACCCGATCATATGAAATCACCTATTTGCCCTAGTAGATAAGCTAACCAAATTTAAGCCGAAACGCCTCCTTTCATTTAGGGTTGTCTTTTCGTGGTTCTTGCCGAAAAAGCGCATTCTCAATTCTTTTACCCCGTGCCATTATTTTATGTGCCAGGGCGGAGAACCGCTTTTTAAATCCACAACTATTCTGACCGCTATGCGAATCAGCGTGCGAGGTGGATAAGTACCAATTGATAAAATATTTTGATTCTTTTTTCATAGTCTAAATAAGGATATACCCAAAATAGTCTACTTGTCAAGAAAAAAATTTAATTAATTTTGTTTTTTGTGCATTTTTATCATGTGGGCAATTAAAATTTGAGGATCTATACTGAGGGCGCGGGCGATGTCAAACAGCTCTGTAATATGCAGTTCTTGCTTTCCGTTCTCTATTTTACTGATTTTGCGCTGACCGGCCATGCAATTTGTTGCTTCATATCCAAACGCTAAAATAGCAAGTTCTTTTTGGCTCAAATCGCGGGCTTCCCGAAACTTTTTAATCGTCTCACCAATTATATTCCTATACAAGTCCATTAAAATATCCTAAAAAAGGTATTGACATTAAGACTATTTTGGGTATATGCTACAAATATGAAACTAATCCAATGGTTAAAAAACAACGGTATTACCCAGACGGAATTTGCAAAGAAAGTAGGAGTCGACGTGTCGTATATTACCCACTTGACAAAGGGTCGGAGGGTGCCGTCTCTTACTACCGCATTAAAAATCCAGGAATTAACCGAAGGGGCGGTGCCCGTTACCTCGTGGGTAAATGTGGGCAGTTCAGGTCCGTTTGTTGGGTAAATTAATACTAACTATTTTACTGTTTGTCAAGCACAAAATGGGGGGGGGCAACCCACCTGTAAAATGGTGTAAAATAGTGTAAAAATGAATAAAAATCCCTGCAAAAAATGTTACTGGCAAGCACAAAAAGAGCTATTCTGGCAGCGCTGCAATCCCCGCGATACAGGACATGGATCATACCAAAAAATTGCCCTGATAATGGAAAACAGATGTCGTGATTGTCAGAAACGAATAGACTATCTTCGGGCAATTGGAGATCCGTGGGTTCATACAAACGGTGGCGATGGACCCGAAATCTATAATCTCAATGAAAAGGCGATTCTCGCGAAGATGGATTAGATGCCACGTTCACGAATGGTAAAACCCGAATTTTGGACAGATGAAAAAACTGGAATGTTAGAACCAGTTGAAAAGTGTCTGTTATTGGGGATGTTAAATTATGCAGATGATGAGGGTTTAATTAAGGCAAACCCCCTATATCTCAAATCTGTTATTTTCCCATATGATTCTAAAATAAAAACAGACAAAATCAAGAACACTCTAAGAAAACTATCGGAGCTTGGTCTGATTTTTTTATATACCAAAAACAACCAAAGCTTTGCGTGGATAATAAAATTTAGGGTTCATCAAAGAATAGACAAGCCCCAAAAACCTCAAAATCCCTGCCCAAGCATTCAAAACAATAAATACCACGAGGCTATTTTTAAACGAGATTCATTTATTTGTTATTTGTGCGGGGAATATACAGATATACAAGAAAAACCAGACGGACCCAATAGTAAATTTCCGTCGGTTGACCACATATTACCTAAAAGCAAAGAAGGTTCTGATTACCCCACAAACTTAAAAACAGCTTGTATTTCATGCAATAAAAACAAGGGTTCCAAGATTGTTCCCGAACTATTCCAAGACCGTTCTGAGAATACTCCAGATGAAACTATAAAAGAAACTATAAAAGAAAAGAATAAGAAACATAAACTAAAAGAAGATTTCTCTCTTAGTGATGATTTAAAAAAATACGCAGTTGATAGAGACATCAACCCCGCAAAAATTGATGAACTGCTTTTAGCTTTTAAAGACTACCACATAGGCCGAGGCAACTTAATGGTGGATTGGGGTAGGGCTTGGCAACAGTGGGTTAGAAACGCCCCGCAATTTAGTGCGTGGGCCATGAAAGATGGGGGCAATAGCGATGCATATAGAGAACTTCGAAATCGCCTTAAAAAAAGCGGAAGCGTGGTTTAAAAAAACATTAACCACCGACCAGATGGAAACGTACTATACCAATCTGTCTTTTATCCCAGATGCAGCTATTGTGGATATTGTCAACGAGATGATCAAGGCGACAAAGCCCAATCCATCGCAGTTTCCTACCATCAATGATTTTTTTTCTGGCTGGTATAAGTGGCGCGAAGATCACCCCCAAATGATTCGAAAGCCGAAAAAGCAAAATTGTGCGGAGTGCGGTGGTAGGGGTTGGTTGTGGTTTCGTCCCGAGCCGGAAGATGGATGCTATCCTTACGAATATGTGATTGGTTGTGAGGTGTGTGATAATTATCGTGTTGATATTGGCCGTAAGCGGAAAATTCCTGTGTCCACCAGGGCAAAGTTGGAAATGAGGGGGTATGAGGTTTATCCGTATGACTATGTTGCGAGGCGCAAAAAATACAAATCTATCGAAGAAATGGCGGTGGATATTGGTAATGAGTAGAATTTTCACATGGGTTATCAATAAAATATTGGATTGGATTGACTACCAATTTAGCGACGCATTGCCGGATGATGACTATGATAATACAAAAACACCACATTAAATACGAGCCGGAATGGACGGTGGATCTCAAGGGATTTATGCACCGTACCATCACAATTATACAACGTACAAATCCCACACCTGGGCAGTATGCGCTTCTAACGGGGTTTATGCACGCTGTTGCCCATGAGTGGAATCGTTACCGAGAAGTATTGGACATTAAAGATGAAAACTGATTATTTATATTGGATACTATTGGGTCTGGTAATGGGCATATTCTTGGGTGTAAGCATTGGTTTTTATATTTGTGATGCGCCCATCAATGGAACATGTCAACAAACCGAAACTACTATTATCTGGGATGAAACGAAACTCGATTGAACGGGCATTAAGGCTAATTAAACTGTTTGAGTCCGGGCGACACTTGACACGCACAATGGTTGGTAATGAGTTGGGGATAACCCCACAAGCTGCGGGCCGGTGGATTGATGAGATCACCTTTGTGCTCCCTATTGCTGAATACACTGAAGGTGGCAAACCTGGGCGGCCTGAGAATTATTTTTATTTAGAAACTGATTGTACCCTTTAGTGATTTATACTGTAACTGGAGTTTTATAATATGCGCAAACGCATTCATAAAATATTATCAAAACTACTTAGCCATCTGCCCACTCGGATGGAGCTAATGTACTGGGAGTGGCGATATCCGCTGCAAGGAAAACCAGAGGAGTCAACGTGGCACGATACATAATAATCATTTTAAGCATTATATTAGCTTCCTGTGCGACAAGCCCGGTTGTTACGCCCCAGGCACCACAGGAAGTTATTTTGCATATTGATAGCAATCAGCCGGTGAGTGTATGCGAGGGTGAATCAAATGAAATTATGCGTTCAATGGATATCCCCAACCAAGAAGGTCATCTTTCGAACCTGTCGTTCATTTCAAACAACAAGGCTTTTGTAAAGATATTTTCAGGGCTGTCGGTATCGGACGTAACGAGATTATGGAATGATATTGTTGTATTGGAAAACAATACAAAGATTAGAGAAATTAATTTATTTATCAATTCACCTGGGGGTGATGCGTTTTCGGGCCTTGCCTTGGCGGATCAAATACAAAGAGCGAAACGCAAGGGATTTCATGTAATAGCCCACGCTTCTGGCATTATAGCGAGTGCAGCGGTGCCGGTATTTGCGGTTTGCAATCAGCGCTTTGCAGCTCCAGGTACAATCTTTATGGTTCACGAGGCAGCTTTGTGGAAATGGCCGGGGCGTGAAACAGCATCAGACATACGCAGCCAGAACACATTAATGGAATTGTTGCGTGATAGGTATATGGATAAACTCATTGCCAATACTAACAAAGATTATGATTTCTGGGGCAGGTTGGAACAGGAAACTACATGGTTCGACGCTGAGCGTGCATTGGATTGGGGATTGGTGGATAAAATCGAATGAAACGCTTGCTTATATTAATATGTCTGCTTGTTTTAGCAAGTGGTGGCATTTCGACAAGCCACGCTGGTAATTCAGCGGATAACTTTTGGAATGTGGCGTTTGAGAACACCACCGACCAGAAGGTTGTTTATTTGTTTTATTGGGTTGACCATCCTTTCGATTACTCTCTGCCAGCAAATCTGGCCGGTGGCGAATTAGACCCTGGCGAATATCACCAGGTGGAATACGATTATTTGTTTGGCGAATATTTTGTCATTTGGAGTGTGGGCAACGAAAAGCATCGGTTTGACTTCACACATGATGAAACAATGGAAAGATTAAGGGTATTAACACCATAGGGGGTTATTAATGGCACGAAAAGATGGACGCGGCCCAAGAGGACGAGGACCGAGAGATGGTCATGGCAGAGGACGTGGCCGTGGTAAAAGCAGACCACAGGGCCGCAAGCTGGGCGGCAAGAAAGGAAAGTGTTGACACCAACACCCGAGGACATACGGTATCCCGAAGAGATACGCATGGATTATGTTGAGTATTTAATTCGTAAGGTATGCCCCCCGGGGAGGGGGCCACTACCCCCCGCCCTTAATACCCCCAGTGGG